GTTTGACCTAGATTTATATTTTGACGTCACCAAATGTTTAAATACACAAAATAAGATTGCAAGTCCCGTGGATTCGGGCAATTATAGAGTGCAAAGTTCTTTGGAGAACACCTCTGACTTTTTCCATTTTCCGGATGGAATAAAGAGGGATATCCAACATTTGCAAGTTATAACAAACAATATGGAAGGCAATGTGTTAGCAACATCCTTTCTATCTATGACTGAGAAAGATGAAATTTGTAGGATGATGGATATGGTTGATAGCATACTATCTTTGATTCGCGTTCGCGTGAGTCATATAGATGATTTAACACCATTTAAAGCACAGTCTGGACAGGAATTGAACAGTAACAAAGGTTCCAATGTGGAGTACCCATTGAACGTTCAATTCACGGATGCTGATGGAGGATTTGGAACAATGGTACCTGGTGAATTAGATAGTTTGAGATATGCCAGAGATGATAATAAAACTACACTTAAGGATGACCTTGGAAGAGCCAGACGTGTAGATTCTTTTAAATGGCAACTTGAGAATGGTAGTCAAGGACGATTTATTAATGTATGGTCAAAGTTGTTTAATGATCAATTTTTAAATGATCGTCTTACTGGTCACAAGCTATTTAGAGGTGACTTGTGTGTTAAAGTGGTTTTAAATGGTAATGCATTTTACCATGGAAGGTCACAATTATGTTATAGGTATTTTCCTGAAGCATTGAATGATGCCGGACGTGAGGCAACCATAGGTCGTGGGAGATCATGCATAATTTCACAGTTACCCAGGATTTTAATTAATCCTACTACATCGACGGGAGGGACGATGAAAATTCCCTTCCATTTTCACAAGGATTACATTGACATGATATCAGATGACTACTTCAATATGGGAGAGCTAGAATTTGATGTTCTTGCACCTTTAAGACACGCACAGGGTGTTGCTTTAGACATTGATGTGAATGTTTACGCATGGTTTGAAGATGTGCTTGTAACTGGTTTAACCGAGTCAAATATTGAACCACAGTCTGGTAAGGAACAAGATGATGCCAATGATGGCGGAATAGTGGATCACAAGGCGACAGCTTTAGGACTCATCAAGCGGGTTGTGGGTGTGTCCCCCAAGATAAGTGGCTTGATAACTGCTACTGCGAAAGGTGCTAGGATGGTTTCAAACGCTGCTGCATTACTGGGATATTCACGGCCAAGTATAACAGCCGAGCCCATGAGGTATTCACATTCCCCAGGAGGGCAGTTTGCAAGTACAACAGTGCCCACTGTGGTAGAAAAGCTAGCTGTGGATGATAAACAGGAGTTAACTATATCACCTAATGTTGGTGGGGCGGGCAATTCCGATCCTTATGATATATTGTCCATAGCGTCAAGGGATTCTTATTACATTACACTTGATTGGACAGGTAGTGATCCACAAAATACCAGGTTGGCGCAAATGAAAGTCAATCCTCTGTATATTATACGGAGAGCAGATGAAGAATCTGGTATGGCATTTACAGCTATGGCAGCTGCAGCATTTCCATTTGATTATTGGACAGGGTCCATAAACTTTAGATTTACTGTGACTGCTTGTGGATTGCATAAAGGCCGTTTGAGAATTGTTTATGATCCTACAGGCAGGGTTGATCCAGGAGTTGATGATTTATTAGCTCGGTCTGTAGTCAAGATTGTAGACATTGCCCAAGAACCAGATTTTGTTATATCTGTAAAGCCTCAGCAAGCAAGAACGTGGCTGAGGTGTGCCAATTTTTCTGAAGAAAATTTTCAACAATGGGGGGAGGATTCGATATCAACTAATGCCCCATTTTTGAACTTGCCTAATTCTTCTTCAGATAATGGCTCCATTAACATATATGTAGAAAATCAACTTACATCAGTTAATCCTTCAGTGGAGCCAATGATCGGGATCGTTGTACACGTTTCCGCTGGTGATGACTTTGAAGTTGCTTCACCAGGAAATAGGTTGAAATTCCTTGCACCATTTGCTGCAGAAACACAAATTCCGGACGTTCCCCCCCAGTCTGGTATGGAAAATGATAAGGGGGCAGCCGTTAATCATACGGAACAAGATAACCCTAATAGAACAGACTCTACATACGATGTTGGCGAATTACACGCCATTCCCGATAAGAATCTAGTTTATATGGGTGAGTCTATAAAATCGTTTAGGCCCTTGCTTAAACGTTACACTCGAACTCATTTGAGACAGATATTTGCACCATCGGCTTCAGGGTCTGAAGTTGGGCTTTGGAAATACACTTTACCAGCGCATGGAATCATGCCTGGTGAACATCCAAATGCTTCTACAGATTGTGGGACAGTGCCGTATGCATACACTTCAATGAGTTTTTATCAGTATATGGATTTGATGCATGCTGGCCATCGTGGCGGCGTGCGTTGGAAAATGGTGTTCCATTTTGAGGGACCAACGACCATATATAGTTGTGAGCGTAGAACTAGTGCAGGTGGTTTATTAATAGATCGCAGCGAAACGCAGACTACACAACCAGTAGGCGCATCATTTAATGAAGTGGCCAATGTATTTGATTCACTTTTTGATACAGGTCATTCGGGATGTGCTGTTACTAACATGACTAATGGAACATTGAGTGTTGAAGTCCCTTACCAACATTTTCATAGGTTTGATCCTGGAAAGAGGTATGTTTATGAACTTACGAAAGCTGCTGATAGTTATTTGTCAGTGTCTGTGAAAGGTCGACAAAGACCTAACATAGTTGCAATTAATTTTGTAGAATTTTACACTGCAGCAGCAGAAGATTATAACAATTTCTTTTTCACGGGTTTACCGTATATGAGGTTGCATAAGGGTTTAGTCCCGTAGTTGGGTGGTCCAACTATGGGTGAGGAGAGAAAACCACCATTTAAAGCGCAGAGCGCAATTATAAAACATGAAATTTGAGAATTATATATTGGCTCCAGGCTTTTACCCACAGGGTTTTCACTGGACCACAAATTTTAAAAATGG